GGCTATTAATGCTGCATTGTGCTTGCCTTCATCAAAATCATAATCCTCTAATGATGGCGCGCTTTGCGGTTGTACTATTTCTGCTTTCTCTGGGCTTAATTTTAACTTATTAAGCTCATCTTGCAGTGCATCAGCTCTGCGTTTCTCACCATATTTCTCTGCGGTTATTTTGTTAATACGTTTCTGAACACCGTCAGTTCCCGCATTCTCTGTGGTTGCTGATTCCACTGGCTCGCTAGTTACTTCTGTTGTTGACTCGGTATTTTGAGATTCAACTACTTCACTCTGCGCACCTTCAAGTACAGCCTGCTCTTGTTCCATTTTATCGCCTCATTATTGAGTATTTAGCCGAATGATTAGGCATTCGTAACCTTGTCTATCATTATAAAACTATTAATTGATTAATTCAATCATTGTAAATCTTGCTCGGTCAATTGTCCTGTTGCTATCTGTTGAGCTATATCAGCAGCCTGTTCGCTGTTCGGCTGGCCTTCCTGCGTTATGTCTTGAGCGCCCGCTACTATGTCACCTTGAGTAATTAGCAGGTTCTTTTGTTGAACAGATAGCGGTACGCCTAAATCAGCTTGTTTCTGGAAAGCGGTAAGCAATGTGTTGTAAGCATCAATAGCCGACTCTTGAGTTTTAACTAATGTCTCTTGAGTTTTAGCGTCTGTATTCTCGATTCCTGCTTGCATTTCCGCTGTCTGCATTTCTACGTTATCAGTTAATGCTTGAGTCTGCGGATCAGGCTGCTGTGGCTCATCTAGTCCTAATTCCTTTTTCTCGTCGTCTGTAGGTTCAACTAAGCCTTGGCTAATCATTAGCTTTCTAACGCGCTTAGTTATTTCTTCCGATTCGGTAATGTTCATGTTCTTAGCAATTAAATCAGTTGATACTTGCTCGAATACTGGGCTAACCGCTGCCAGCTCTGTAAGCTGCTTAACTGTCTCATCTCGCATAGTGCTATAAGCAGGGCCTGTACTAACAGAGGCAGAATATTTGCCTTTTTTAACATCATTAACAATAACTATCTCGCCCGTTTGATCATCCTTGATAGGCTGGTTAAAGTCATCCAGTGCTTCTTGATTGATATGATGAGACTCAATAGAGCCGTCCATATTCAATACTTGGATGATTTGTGCGGTGTCATAAATGCGCGGTATCAAGTCAACCAGAATCAAAGCGCCGTATTCTTTAGACTTCTCAAAATTATCTTTATATTCAAAAGACCCACGGTCTCCCATTTCAGCTTGATTTAATACAGATTTTTCGCTCATTAATTGAGGGGCGTTACCCAATGCAGGTGCATGTATTCCCATAGTAGAATGCACATCATTAGCCGCTTGCTGGGTTTGCTCGATTAAAGCCTGCTGTAATACAGGAGCGCCGCCACGAGTTGGCGGGCCGGGTGCGTCTGGATCAGGTTTGTAGAATAAAACAGGATCACTCCCTGTATTCATTTTAGCCCACTTAATCTCTTCTCCGTCTGCTTGGTTACGAGTAGCCCAATACGGGTCTTTAGCGGATAATGCGGTCGCCTCGATTTTTGCAGAGGTTGTATAGTTATAAATGCGTGCAGCGTCTTTAACCTTTCTTACCTTGCCGCGAACATAGCATTTACTACCAACATACGACACTTCGCCATACTCAGGCACTAAGGGAATGTATTTACCATCCCACGGATGCGGCCCGCTCAATATTTCAACGCCATTCATTTTGTACATAACGACTTTGTGAGACTTAACCTCACGCTCTTTAACAATCGTTATACCTTTCTTCTTTAGCTCATCAATGACCTTTTTTTCTTCATCAAGATCAATGACTCTACCATCAGACATTAATCCTAAATTTTTAGTGATAGGCTCTTTAACCCAGTATTCAGCGATCCGTAAGTTATCACCGTCAAACCAATCTTTACAACTGCCACGCCTAATATCCTGACTATTAAAATCGGTTAGCTGTGCATCCTTATATTTATCTTTGAATGCCGTTACTGACATATCAGTAATTAACCAGGCACGTTTTGCATCGCGCTTATCGTATTCTTTCGCGTCAACATCGAAATATAGTGAGGTTGCAGCTGAATTAATGGGTTTAACAGTGATATCTTGTTTAAATATGTCGTTGTCATTGTACTCCGTAAGATATCTCCAGCCACCATAACCACCCTTTAACGACTCTTTGAATGAATTATCATAAGCGTTTTCAGCGTGTGAGTTCTTCTCGATACTACGAACAATGCCGTCATATATTTTAGCGGTATCAACATCAGCGCCACCACCATCGGGGTTGACCTTAACTCGCGTTTTACTTTGTCGCTGATCACCGATGATTTGATTCAGTCCTTCGCTGGTAAGGTCGATAGTGTACATCGGCTTGCCTTTACGCATCTGTTTTGCGTAATCATCCCACTGGCCTTCTTCTGAATCGACAAAAAGCATATCTTCTACGGCTTTCTCTCGTTGGTCTCTTTCCGAGTCATAAGCTAAATTAAAATGCTCTAGCCCTTCCTTGTGTGTTTCTTGTAGTTTTTCAGACATCTTCATTTAATTGAACTCACTCGTGAAATTAATTTGTTTACGTTCTGTTTGAGCCGCAGCCTTTCTTAGCATCATTACCGCGTAACGTGTCGCTGCCATCAAATCATCGCGCTCTTTGATAATCTTCCCGTCCTTTCTATGGTACATGCGGAATTCTTCAAACCAATGTATTAAATCTCTCGACACCTTGAATCTGCCTGACTCCATTCTATCAAGCATCTCCATTATACCAGCCTCCACACCATTACCGCCTTCTGAATGGGTGGCATGCTCTCTCAGCATATTAAGCCCTGCATCTCGATACTGGCCAGCCAGTTCTTTACCTGATCCCTTATCGTGCTGATAGCCATCATGAGGCCATGATACAGGTATCCAGTCGCCCCATTTTTTTATAGTGGAAGCAGCCATAATAGGTGTGCACTTTGACTCTCTGAATTCTTTAGTAACGTGAATGACATCGCTATCCCTATCCCATGCAATATTAATAGCTGCTTGCGGATGATCCCATCCAAAGTCTATTCCATTGATTTGTGCCCAATGTTTTGGTATTTCTAACAACGCATCTTCTTTTATCTTTTCTTCTGGAATCGTAAAGATACGACCAGACCCCATTATTGGAATGCCTTTGGCCCGCGCTTCTCTTTCATGCTCAGGATACGAGGCTAATATTATTTTCTTTTCTTTCTCAGAATAATGGCCAACATCATCAATGGTCATGTTAATAACAATCTGATTCTCTGATGGCTCTTGTAAGAACTTATGCGTAACAGCTGACATTCCCATTAACGGGGTGTAGGTCATAAAGACAAACTGGCCTTTTGCGTTGGTTCGCGTTGTACCTTCACTGTAAATATCGGCCGGTGGTTCTTCATCGGGCCAGAACCAATCTATTGTTTCACCCTGAAACTTCTGTCTACCATTAGCATAGGACTTGAAGTAAATAACAGATATACCGCCATCGATATGCTTTATTTTGATATGATCCATCAGGTTAGGCGTACCCATAGCTCTCTGATAGCCTATTATCTTATCTTTTGGCAAACTACCTTGGCCTACTTGATCTGTATCTACACGGCCTAATAAGAGCCTTTGAGTAGTGTCTCTGATAACCTCACCAGTAACGCCACCAACCCAGCCTACATTGGCTCTTAAGAATCGCTTACCTTCCCACCAGTCAGGATATAACCCCGTGGCGTGCATAGCCGCTTCCATAGCGCCTGATAAAGTCTTACCTAATTGATTGCCAGCCATAAGGCAACGCTCTGTGTATTCAGTGCCTGCTTTGTGGAATTCTTTTTGTTTGGGGTAAGGGGAATAGTTGGCAAGCATATTCTCACGCTCGCGCTTTTCTTTTTCTTCTAAGAGCTGAGTTAGCTCAATTTTCTGATTTCGACTCAAGTATTGAGTTGAGTCTTGCATCAAGCTGTTCATCTGTTAAGTCCGATATACCTACAACGCCACTGTGTTCTGTTTCTGTCTTGTCTTTCCACGCAAAGTTATTTTTAAGATTAAATATGGTGCCTGTAACCGCTTGGCCAAAGAGTCTTTGCTCTAATGCTATCTCAATTCTAAGCTTTGCGTCTTTTACAGTGTCAGAAAATTCTTCTTTATTACTATATTCTAATAAACCCTGACGACTCAATCCAAGCTCAAATGCAAGCCCTGATACAGTGGGGGCGTACATCATAGCTTCACCCATTTTTATATAGGCATTACCACCTTCTGCAAAGTAGCCATCAATGATAGCTTGCATTTGATCTTCTGTTTCATATTTTGGGGGTCTACCGGCTGGCATTAATCTATACCTGCTCTCTTCATAGCGGCCTTCATTCTAGCCTTGCGTTTCTTAGCTGCTTCGGCTGCCTTTGATGCTATGCCGGTACCTAATGCTTTTGTCTTTAACTTCTTAGTTTTCTTTTTTGCTGGCATGCTATTTACCTCTTATTTTATCTAGCTCTATTTCGTGCAAGCTGTTAAATTCATTTTGGAAATCATCATCTGATTGCATGTACATAATATACCACATCAATCGAGAGTCATCATTTAATTGATTTTCTCTATCGATCTTTTCTTTGTATGCAGTGAAGTCTAGTATGATTCCCATTGTCTTTAATCTGTTGTCTGGCAAGCTCCTTAGATGGATCAGATAACCCCCTTGGTGATGCGTCATTGAAATTCTATTCACCCCAGAAATTCCGCGCCCTACCGGCTTTGGCTATTT